CTGTCGCGTTTGGTGTCGCGAAATTGAGACAGGGGGGGTAGCAAAAAAAATGCGCGGGCGAAAGCCGGTCCCGAACGTGCTGAAGTTGCACCGCGGGAACCCTGGACGACGCCCCATCCGCCCTGACGTCGACGTTCCGGACGGACTGCCGGCGGCGCCGGAGCATCTCGACGCGGTCGCGATGAAGGAATGGAATCGAATCGCCCCGCTCCTGCTCAAGTCGCGACTCCTCTCGGGAATCGACGGCGCCGCGCTCGGCGCGTACTGCACCGCCTACAGTCGGTGGGCGCAGGCGGAGCGGATGCTGCAGAAGACCGGGCTCCTCGTGAAGGCGCCGAGCGGCTACCCGATCATCTCGCCGTACGTGTCGATCTCGAACAAGGCGATGTCGCAAATGACGAAGATGCTGGTGGAGTTTGGGATGTCGCCGAGCTCGCGGGCTCGAGTCGCCCCGGGGGTGACGCCGCGGGGAGAGAGCGCCTCGAAAGTCCAGTCGTGGGCGCAGCGGGCGCTCGAGCTCCGGCGGAACGTGGGGAGAAAGGGACGATGACCGCCCCAATCCCACTTCCTTGCTCCGACTGCGGCGCCGAGGTCCTCGCCGAACTCGTCGAGATTAGCGGGAAGTGGTGCCTCCGGATCCGGCGCCTTCGAAAAGGGGAGTGGCACGTTGGCGTTTGGGACCTCGCAAGTCTCCAAGATAGGGTAAAATCTCGCCAGGGTAGTGAGTTAACACCCGCCGAGCCCGCGTGACGGGCCTTGGACCTCAGAGCGAGGTTGCCCGCCGAGGGCACCCATCGCCAAAAAAAGGGCCGCGCCAAAAGATAGAGTCACCGCGTACGCCCGCAGTGTCGTCGCCGGTAAGGTCGTCGCCGGCCGGCTCGTGCGGCTGGCTTGCAAGCGTCACCTCGAGGATCTGAGGACCGAGAGAAAGAAGCGGCTCTCGTGGGAGCTCGAGCTCGCGAATCACGCGATCGCCTTCTTCCCCGCCAACCTGTGCTTCGAAGACGGACGGCCATTCGTCCTCGAGCCCTTTCAGGAGTTCATCGTCGGGTCGCTGTTCGGGTGGTACACCGCGGACGGGTATCGTCGGTTCCGGACGGCATACATAGAGCAGGGGAAGGGGAACGGGAAAGCCCTCGCCATCGATACGCCCGTCCCCACGCCGACGGGCTGGAGTTTGATGCGCGAGCTTCAGATCGGCGATGAGGTCTTCGACGAAGCCGGAGCGCCCTGCCGGGTAGTGGGCGTCACGGAAGAGATGCACGGAAGGCCCTGCTACGAAGTGGTCTTCGACGACGGGGCGATGATAGTCGCGGACGCTGGCCACCTGTGGTTCACCGAGCAGAGGAAGTCCGGACGAGACGCTGGGGCGGCAACGCGTGGTGTCGCGCGGAACGCCCGCGGTGGATGGCGCCGCGGGCTTCGAACCACTGCACAAATCGCGGCGTCGCTGCGGTACAGCAACGGGGACTATCAATCCGCCAACCATTCGGTCCCACTCGCGGGCGCGCTGGAGACCCTCCCCGCTCAACTGCCAGTTGATCCCTACGTCCTCGGCTTTTGGCTCGGAGACGGAGACAGCGACTGTGCCAGGGTGACGATCGGGGACACCGACGCGGCGGAATCAATTTCACTTCTGAGCGCGAGCGGATGCGCCGTGGGCCAACGGAGGGGTAATAGCTCGGGGCGCGCCGGCCGTTATCGCATCGGCGGCGTTGGGATTCGCGGTGAGTGGGGCAAGGACAGCCTGAACGCCAAATTGCGCGCCCTTGGCCTCTTGAAAAACAAACACATCCCGGCGCCGTTCCTGCGCGGTTCTGCGTTGCAGCGACTCGCGCTTCTCCAGGGGCTGATGGATACCGACGGGTACATCGACGAGAAGAGCGGGCAGTGCGAGTTCACGTCAATGACGATCGCCCTCGCTCATGGAGTGCTCGAGTTGGCGATATCACTGGGGATTAAGGCGACCTGCAACCGCGGCCGCGCCACGATCGACGGACGGGACGTGGGAGAAAAATACCGCGTTGAGTTTTTCCCGCCCCATGGGCTCGCTGTATTCTGTCTTGCTCGAAAGGCGACTCGCCAGTACAAGCGACACGCCAGAAGGCGTCTCTCTGGCGAGAGACGGATTACAGAGTGCCGCCCGGTTCCCTCCGTCCCGGTGAAGTGCATCCAGGTGAGCGCACCGTCCGGCATGTATCTGGCCGGCCGAGAGATGGTCCCAACGCACAACAGTCCGCTCGCGGCAGGAGTCGGACTCCTCGGGCTGCTCTTCGATGGGCTGTCATCCGCCGAGATCTACAGCGCGGCGGTGACTCAGGACCAGGCCGGGATCATCTTCAAGGATGCGAAACGGATGGTCGAAACCTCGAACGATTTGCGCGCGGAGGTCGAGGTCCTCACGAACAATCTGCGAGCGCACGGGACCAACAGCATCTTTCGCGCCGTCTCGGCCGAGCACAAGAGCCTCGACGGAAAGCGTGTCCACATGGGGCTCATCGACGAGCTCCACGAGCATCCCCACGGCCTCGTGGTCCAGAAGATCCGGGCGGGTACGAAGCGCGACCGGAACGCCCTCATCTTCGAGATCACGAACGCCGGGCACGACAAGACCTCCGTGTGCTGGCACCACCACGACTACAGCGAGAAGATCCTCACGGGGGTCGAGGAGAACGAGGCGTGGTTCGCTTACGTCTGCGAGCTCGACGCGGGTGATTCGTGGAAAGACCCGAAGGTATGGCCGAAAGCGAATCCGGGGCTCGGGACGATTCTTCCCCGCGAGTACCTCGAGGAGCAGGTCAAAGAAGCGAAGGGGATGCCGTCGTCCGAGAATCTGGTCCGCCGGTTGAATTTCTGCGAGTGGCTCGAGGGCGCGACGAAGTGGCTTGACATGGAAGCGTGGGCGAAGTGCGGGCCCCAACGGCAGCTCGAGCTGCTCTCGGGAAAAGAATGCTTCCTCGCTCTCGACCTCGCGACGACGACCGACTTCGCGGCGGAGGCCCTATTCTTCCCCGACGAGGGTGAGGAGTTCGATCTCCACGTCCGGTTCTGGCTCCCCGAGGCGGCGAAGACGAGCGCGAAACGGACGGAGAGAGATCGCCGAAATCTGATCGAATGGGGCGCCGGCGGCTGGATCCAGTTCACTCCCGGGAACGTCACGGACTACGACTTCATCGAGGCTCAGACAAAGCGCGACCTCTCGATGTTTCACGTGAAAGCGCTACCCTTCGACCGGTGGAACTCGACGCAGCTCATTACCCACCTGAAGAACGACGGCGCTCCGGTCGTCGAGTTCGGCCAGGGATTCGCCTCGATGTCGGGACCCACGAAGCAGTTCGAGCGCCTGGTGAAGCGCGGAGCGATCCGGCACGGGAACAATCCAGTGTTGCGCTGGATGGCCGCGAATACCTGCGTACGGACCGACTCGGCGGAGAACCTGAAGCCCGACAAGGAAGCGTCGGCCGAGCGGATCGACGGAATCGTCGCCGCCATCATGGCCCTCGGGGCCTGGATGAATCAGGAGAAGGAAGAGGGGCCGCCTCCACCTTCCGTCTACGAAGAGAGGGAACCCATTGTCGTCTGAGAACGTCGAGAGGCTGTCGTTCAACTGCCCGCAATGCTCGACTCCGATCGAGGTGCCAACGCCGAGGCGAGCCGAATCCGGGGAGCGCCGGAGCTTCGGTGCGCGTGTATCTGAATCTCTCGACGCCGGCGACGTGCAGTTCCTTCTCGGGCTCATCCTCTTCGCGATCGGTCTCTCTCTTTGGAACCTCCCGGCGGGCATCGGCGCGACAGGTGCGGTTCTCATGTTCTCCGGTTTCTGGGACGAGCTCTCCGGATTCCTCGTTCTCGTTCTCAGGCGGAGGCCTCCGCCGCCTTCAAGCGGGAGTGAAGCGAAATGAAGCTGTTCGGCTCTCCTGGCCTCCGTGTCGCTACGCAGACGATCGACCGTTCGCCATGGTCTGACTACTGGTATGAGTCGCGCGGCGAGACCTCGATAGCCGGCCAACGCGTCAACGAAGAATCCGCGATGCGGGTGGCCGCCTTCCTCCACGGCGTCCGGTTCATCTCGCAGCTCATGGGGACGCTCCCGCTCAACGTCTACGAGCGCCTCACGGGCGGAGGCAAAGACAAGCGCGCGGATCTCCACCTTCACACTGTGCTGCACGATCGACCCAACGCGTGGCAGAGCGCTCAGGAATGGCGGGAGATGACGACGGCCCATGCCCTCGTCTGCGGGAATGGCTACTCGAAGATCATCCCAGGTCGCAGGGGCTTCGTCGACGAACTCCGCCCGATGAACCCGCGGCTTGTAACGCCATCACTCTCGGACGACTGGAATCTACGCTACCTCGTCGAAAACTCCAGCGGGACCGAAAAGAAGACCCTCCTCAAGGAAGAGGTCTTCCACCTCAAGGGCTTCGGTTACGGTCTCTCTGGAATCTCGCTTCTCGCGGCGATGAGAGACACCCTCGGTCTCGCACTCGCGATGGAGATGTCGGGCGCCAGGTTCTTTGCTGCGGGAACGACGCCTTCCGGAGTTCTGCAGCACCCGGGCATTCTTTCGGAACCGGCACAGGACCGACTCAGGAAGGCGACGGCCCTCCGTCACTCCGGCGCGGACAAGCACTGGGGAATCATGGTCCTCGAGGAGGGGATGACCTGGCAGCAAATCGGGATCAGCTACAAGGACAGCCAGTTCCTCGAGGGGCGGAACTTCCAGATCCAGGAGATGGCCCGCTTCCTTGGGCTCCCGCCGCACGTGCTTTACGACCTCACGCGGTCGACGAACAACAACATCGAGCACCAGGGGCTAGAGCTCGTGATGTTCTCGTTGATGCCGTGGGCGAAGCGCTGGGAATCATCGATTCAGCGAGACCTAATTTTCGAGGAGGACGCGGGGACTTTCTTCGCTGAGTTCAATATGGACGCGCTCCTCCGGGGTGACACCCTCACCCGGTTCCAGGCGTACCAGCTCGCCATCATGAACGGCATATACAGTCCGAACGAGGTGCGCGATTTCGAGAACCGCAATCCTCGCGCGGGTGGCGACGTCTACTACAGTCCGCAGAATCTCGCGCCGAGTGGCGAACTCCCGGCTGGGAATACACCGAAGCCCCCGACGGGTGCGCCGCCGGATGAAGCATCGGAAGATGACGAGGAGACCAAGGCGCGACGAGCGGTCAGCGCAGAGAAAGTCGCCGCCTCTCTCGCCGAGATGGAGGAGTTTCGCCTGCAGCTCCGCGGCCAGGTCATGGGTCTGCGCGGGAAGGTCGAGGGAATCGCCCGCGCCGCTGCAGACCGACTCGTCCGAAAGGAGATCGCGCAGATCGTGCGATGGTCCGGACGGCACGCCTCGGATTCGAAAGCATGGGGAGAATGGGTGGAGAAGTTCTACTCGGAGCACGGGGCCCTAGTCGCGCAATCGCTCGCGGTTTCGGGCAAGGTAGCCGGGCCTTACTGCGCGGCGCGGAAAGAGCTCCTGCTGACGAGTGGAGTCAAAGTGGTCGAAACGTGGAAAGAGACCTCGGTCGAGGAGCTCGTCCAGATCGCGATGGGAGAAGCGGCATGAAGAACTATCGTCACATCATCGAGTACGTGAACGGCCACGCGTGGCCCATCCTTCCGGAGAAGGGCGCCATCATCGCCGATGCGCTGCAGCGCCGGCTTCGTGGCGCCAGCCAGGAGCTCGAGCTCGAGGACGCGGACATCCTCGAGGTTCTCGGGAATCAGAAGGCGTCAGCCGGCGGAATCACGGGGGCGGTCGCGGTCCTCCCGATCTTCGGAACCATTTGCCATCGAGCGGGGTCGCTCCGTGAATGGAGCGGCGGCACGTCGACGGAGCGCGTAGGCCAGGCCGTCCGGCAGGCCATGAACGACCCGGCGGTCGGAGCGCTCGTCCTCGACGTCGACTCCCCCGGCGGAACGGACGCCGGAGTGTCGGAGCTCTTCGACCTGATCTACGAGTCGCGCGGGAAGAAACCGATCGTGGCGGTCGCGAACGCCCTGATGGCCTCGGCGGCTTACTGGATCGGCTGCGCGGCCGACGAGCTCGTCGCCACGAAGAGCGCTCTCGTCGGCTCGATCGGCGTCTACATGATGCACATCGACGAGTCCAAGCTGCTCGAGAACGAGGGGATCGCGGTGACTCTCATCTCCGCCGGGAAGAACAAGGTCCGCGGGAATCCCTTCGCTCCGCTGAAGGACGAGGATCGCGAACGCTTTCAGGAGATCGTGAACTCGGTCTATTCGAGGTTTACGAAATCGGTGTCGAAAGGGCGCGGGGTGAGTACGGAAGTGGTCCGGTCCAACTACGGACAGGGCGACATCCTCACCGCCGATGAGGCCCTCGCCGCGGGAATGATCGACCGCGTGGACACCCTGGAGAACACCATCGCCCGACTAGGACGCCAGATCAAGAAAGGCGCGGTGGCCGTCGAGGCGCAGCCGACGGAAGTCGCGAACAAAGCGGAAGTTCCTGGCGGGCAGACCGCGGGAGACCTGGACCTCCGTCGTCGCCGGTTGGGCCTTTACGAAAAAACTTCTTGACAGACAAGATCGTTTCTGCGTAGGGTTGGTCTTTAAAGCGACGGTGCTCGTCGTGAGCGGCTTCCTACGAAGCCACAGCGCACGGGGATCGTGAAGCGCGATACCGCGGGTTCCTTCGAACGCCGCTGAGCGCTGGCAGCCACGGAGATCAAAAATCTTTCGTGGTGCCGGAAGCTCCGCGGCGTTTTTTGCTGCCGGCCCCGGCACCAAGGAGAAGGGACCAAATGCCCTCACCGAAGCAGAAACTGCAGCAGAAGCAGGCCGATCTCGTCGCCGAGGCGAAGAAAGTATTCGACCTCGCGACCGCAGAAGCGCGGCCTCTCACCGAGGCCGAGACGAAGCGCGACGACGAGATCCAGATCGAGCTCGACGCCCTCAAGTCGCAGATCGCCGCTTACGAGCGGCAGGAAGCGCGGGAGCGAGACTTCAAGGCGCTCGACCAGTGGAAGCCGGAAGAGGCGCCGAAGGAGCCGAAGGACGCTCCCGAGGCGAACGGTTTCGCAACCTGGGGTGAAGAGCTCCAAGCGATGGCGTTCGCGAGCATGCCCGGCAAGAAGCACCACCCCAACGTGAAGAAGCTCTACGAGCTCCAAGCGGCCGTACCTTCCGGCATGAACGAGAGCACCGGGGCGGACGGCGGGTTTCTCGTCGGGAAGCAGCAGGAGAAGACTATCCGGGAGAAGGCCTACGAAACGGGCCAGATCCTCCAGCGCACCGAGCAGTTTCCCATCGGCGAGGGCTTCAACGGCGCCGAGCTCTTCGGCGTCGACGAGACGAGCCGGGCGGACGGCTCCCGCTTCGGCGGGATTCGCTCCTACTGGCTCGATGAGGCAGGGCAGATCACCGGATCGAAGCCGAAGTTCCACAAGATGGACATGAAGCTCCGGAAGGTCGGCGCTCTCGTGTACGCGACGGATGAGCTGATCGCGGACTCGGTCCTCCTCGAAGCCTGGATCAACGCGCGGGTTCCCACCGAGATCACGTTCCGCGTCGAAGACGCCATCGTGAACGGTGACGGAGCCGGGAAGCCCCAGGGGTTCTTGGTCTCCGGCGCGGTGATCAGCGTCCCGAAAGAGGCCGGCCAGGCAGCGGCGACGGTCCTCTACGACAACGTGAACAACATGTGGTCGAGGATGTGGGCAGCCTCCAGGCTGAACGCCGTGTGGCTCACGGATCAGAGCGCCGAGCCCCAGCTGCACAAGATGCACATGGTCATCGGTACCGGCGGCGTCCCCGTCTACCTCCCGGCGAATGGACTCTCGGGGCAGCCGTTCGCGACCCTCTTCGGTCGCCCGGTCATCCCGATCGAGTACGGCGCCGTGGTCGGAACTTCCGGAGACCTGATGCTTGTCGACCTCTCGCAGTACACGACCATCGACAAGGGAGCGGTCCAAAAGGCTTCCTCGATGCACGTGCGCTTCGAGTACGACGAGATGGCCTTCCGGTTCATCTGGAGGATCGACGGGCAGTCCTCGTGGAAGAGCGCCCTCACCCCCAAGAGCGGCGGGCCAACGCTGAGCCCATTCGTTACGCTGGCCACCAGGGCGTAAGGGGCCGGAGAAAGGTTCGGAGGAAAACAAAAATGACCGCGAAACTCCTCGAGCAGCTGAAGATCGTCGCCGGGTTCCTGCCCGTCGACATGCAGACGGCCGCGAATCAGGGCGACTACGTGAGCATGGCGCACTACCGCCGCTTGCTCGTCGTCCTGTTCAAGGCGGTCGGAACCGCTGGCGACGACCCGATCATCGCACTCGAACAGGCGCAGAACGTCGCCGGACTCAACGCCAAGGCGCTCACCTTCACGAAGATCTACAAGAACCAGGCGCCGGCTGGAGCCCCGACGGTGCTCACGGCGAGCGATGCGCTGGTCGAGGTGACCCAGGCCGCGGCCGCCAGCTACACCGACGCGATCGCGGCGGAAGCGGCGGCGATTTGGGCCATCGAGGTGCGCGACACCGACCTCGATATCGACGGCGGATTCGACTGCGTCGCGGCGAACGTCGCGGACGTCGGCGGCAACGCGCAGCTCGGGTGCCTGTTCTACATCCTCGGCGAGCCTCGCTATCCGCAGTCTCCGACCGGGATGGCGAGCGCCATCGTCTGAGGCTGCATGCGGGTTCGGTTTTTGACCGGTGGCAACGCGGGGCGGGAGATCAATCTCCCGTACCGCGCCGCCATGGCCTCGATCCGAAGCGGAACCGCGGAACAGATCGAGGAGGCGGTGTCGAGGCCCATCCCGGCACCGACGATCAAGGCGAAATCCCAGGAGTCGCTCCAGAAGCAGAAAAGGGAAAGACGATGAAAAAGAAGTTCTTCCTCGCAATCGGATTGGTCGCGCTCCTCGTCCTGCCAGCAACAGCGCAGGTGAGTTCCCGCCAGATCAAGAACTCGCTCGCCTTCTACCAGGGGCACCTGAAGCGGCTCATCTACGCGATCGGACTCGACGCCGTTCAGTACGTCGAGGACTTCGTCGCGTTCCCGGTCGACGATACCACCGGGGACCCGGTGGGATGGACCACGACGGTCGTCGAGGCGGGTACCGGGGACACCCTGATCGCCGTTGTGACGACGACGGGGCTCAGCGGCACTGGAGCGATCGCGCGGATCACTTCCGCGGCCAACGAGAACGACGGCGGCAACTATCAGCTGCTCGGCAATTCCTTCGAGCTGACGTCCGATCAGGTGCTCTACGTCGGCGCCTTCGGCGTGAAGCTGAACGACGCCACGCAGACGGACTTCTTCATCGGCCTCGCTGCGACGGACACCGACATCCTCGGCGGGGTGACGGATTCGATCGGGTTCCGGAAGGTCGACGCCTCGACGACTATTTCAGCAGTCGTCGAAAAGAACTCGACCGAGACCACGGCGACGATGTGCACCGCGGCCGACGCGGTCGCCGTCGACCTCGAGCTCTACTGGGACGGCACTAGCTTGGAATTCTTCTGCAACGGTGCCAGCGTGGCGACTCCGGCCGTGACCAACCTGGCGAATGATGAAGCGCTCCGGGTCTCGGTTCACTTTCTCACCGGGGAAGCCGTCGCCAACACCCTCGACATCGACGCGCTGCGCGTCATCCAGATCGGGCGGTGACGGATGAGGCGTGCCCTCATCCTCGTCGGTGCGCTCCTGCTGGCGTCGTCGCTCGCGCAGGGGCAAACCGTCGTAACCACGGAGGAAGTCGGCGGGGTCGTCAAGAAGATCATCTTCGACTGGACCTCCGCGGCCGACGGTTCCGCGACGGCGACGACGTCGAACTTCTACAACGGGAAGATCGAGGCCTTCGTCACCGACCCGGACGGCACCGACGCCCCGACCGATGATTACGACGTGACGATCGCCGACGCCGACGGGACGGACGTTCTCTCGGCCGCCGGGCAGAATCGGGACACCGCGAACACCGAGATCGTCCTATCGGCGAGCCTGGGGATCGTGGCGAACGACAAGCTGTCCCTCACCATAGCGGCCGCAGGCAACGCCAAAAAGGGAAAGATCTATCTCTACGTTCGGTGATGCATGACCACGGACTACGCTCTCATCACCGCAGAGGATGCAGCCCTGGAGCTCCGGTCGATCCCCGACGAGCTCCTCGTCGCGGCACTCCTCGAGGAATGCAGCGCTGAGATCGAGACGGTTCTCGACCGCCAGGTGGTGACGCGCGGCAACATCACGGAGTACCACAGCGTCCGAACATGCACCGCGGAACTCTATCTCCGGTTCTTCCCCATACTCAACGTGGTGAGCGTTCACGAAGATTCCAACCGGCTCTACACGAACGCGGCGCTGACGGAAGGTACCGATTACGTCGTCAATCCCGAGATAGGCAAGCTCACGCGGATCTCCGGTGACGCGGAGACCTCGTGGTTGACCGGTCGTGAGGCGGTGCGCGTCGTCTGGAGCGGGGGATACGCCCAGGCGGGCGTCCCGGGAGACCTGAAGCGAATTGCGAAGGAGTTCGTTGCACTGAAGGCCCGCGAAATCGTAGGCCAACTGCAAGGGCAGGCGAGCATCGGTGACGGGCTCGGAACGCGATCGATGTACGGACCAGCGGAGCTCACGAGTCACATGCTGAATCGACTTGCGCGGCACCGGAATTACGACGCGGGTCGCGATACTCGCTCGCGCTGGAGCGTGGCGGCGCCATGACCGGGGAGCAGGCCAGTAAGGCTCTGGACGCGCTCTCGAAGGACCTCGAGCGCGCGACGACCGCTTCCATGAACAAGGTGGGGAAAGTCGCCCTGGCGGCAACCAAGCGGGAGTTTAAGGCACAGAACCCGGGGCGGAGCATTTTCTCGTCCAAGGGCGGCCGCGGGAAGCCGCCTCTCAAGGTGACGCGCCGATCGGCCCGCTGGTCCGAGTCACAGAACGGACACGTGACGACGTTCACCGTGCAGGGAATGGCGGCGCTCATCGAGAAGGGTGGCCGGACGAAGCCGCCGCGGGGCGGAAAGATTCGCCCGGTGCGGACCAAGGCGCTCCGGTTTCAAGGGCGCGGCGGGACGGTCTTCGCGGACAGCGTCGATCACCCCGGGGCCCGAGTGCCGAAGAACCCGATCGCCGAGGAGACGATCGAGAAGACGTTCGGCGCGCTCCCCGGAGTGATGGACGACGCGTTCGCCGCGGCCGTGAGAGCTCGCGGGCTGAGCTGATGGAACCATGGGAAGAACAAGTCGCTCAAACGCTCGTCACGAGGCTCAGCACGTTCGAGGGCGGGAGCGGACACTCAGTAGGCGCGGATGGCTACTGGTACCGGCCAGACATCGTAGAGCGAGTCCGGGCGATCGACGGGACGGCGGTCTTCAACGAACAGTTCGAGACCATCTATGTTCTCGCGCCGGTGAGCGTAACGAGCGTCGAGTCCACGACTCGCGAGGTCGAAAAGGTCCTCACGATCGATTTTCTCCTGGCGCGCAAACATCTGCTGCCGGACGAGCCGTATCACGCGAAGGCCCCGCTCCCGTGGACCGTCCAGAATCGGCTCTGGCACGACCTCGAGAGACGAATACTCGCGGACGTGACGCTCGGGGGACTCACGACCAACGTGAACTTCAGCGAGGTCGTCTTCGCCGCCGAGAGCACGTATCGGGTGGGATGGGCGGTCGTCATCGGTCAGCTGCTGCCGACGGATATCCGGGAAATCGAAGAGGAAGAATGACGGACGAGGACCGGGAAATGCTCCGTCGCATCGAGGGCAAGCTCGATGCCCTGGCCAAAAAGCTCGAGGACCTGGCGGCGCCGGCGGAAGAGGCGGGCGATCGAATCGCCGCGGCGTTCGAGGCGATGCACCAGCGCAACCGGGCGAGCGGATGAAGGTGAGGAGCCGGACATGAAGATCTTTCTCGAAGGGGAACAATCCCAGATGTACGCACGCGTGGGAGTCCTGAAGCCCGGCGTGAACGACGTGCCGGACGACGTCGGAAAAGCGCTCGTCGAAGGGTGCGCCGCTTATTGCGCGATGGTGCGCAAAACGAATCCGGACGTGGTTCAGCTCTTCCGGATGGCGACCGAGGACGACGAGCCGAAGCTCGTGAAGCAGTCCAGGGACGAGATAACGGGCCCCTTCTCAATCGCGCACGAGCCCGCGAAACCGGCGAAGAAATAGCCCGAAGCACTCCAGGGAGGATGAGCGGATGGTAGCTGCAAAAGGAAACCTGGCGACCTTTGCCATGGTCAAGCAATCGGCGTACGAGACGGCGGTTCTGTGCGCCGCCGGTCATGGGATCGTGCTGGGCCCCGGCGGCGAGGGACTCTCTTCGATGGCAGAGCTCCTCCCGGACGATACGCTCGAAGGGCGTCACCAGGAGCTCGAGGGGGAACGCGGGAACGAGACGCACGGCGGGGATCTGACGGACGTGCGCGTCATCTTCGACACGGTGCACCGCCCGCTCGCCTTCGCCCTGGGAACGGCTGGAGTCCCCGAGCGCGTCATCACGATCGAGGTCGGCGCCGCGGGGAACGACCGAATCGACTTCACGGAGGGTGTGGGCGGTGCGAAGGTCGCTCAGCTGGTCGCCGGCGTCTATTCGCGGGCCGAGCTGGCAGCGCACGTGACGACCCAGATGAACGCGGTCGCCGCCGACAACACGTATCTCTGCTCCTTCGACGGAGGGACGAACAAGTTCACGATCGCACGGGCTTCTGGGAGCGCGACCATTGCGCTCAACTGGAACACCGGCCCCAACGCCGCGCGCAGCGCCGGAACGACTCTCGGGTACCTGGTGGCGGCCGACGACAGCGGGGGCACCTCCTACCTCGCCGACAACACCGTTCTTCCGGGCGCCTACCGTCACGTCCTGAAGCCGGCGGCGGAAATCGAGGACCTCTTCGCGACTCTCGTCGTGGGCTTCCCGGGCATCGGCGTCAAGGAGTACGTGGGCACGAAGTTCAACGGCTTCACCATGAACATGCCGAACGGGCAGAGATGGGGACTGACCTTCCCGATCGTCGCCCACAAAGCGGTCTTCGACGACTCGGGGCCTAACAAGATCTCGACGCTCTCCGGCATCACGCGTCCGGGGACGAGACGGTCCGCCCTCTTCCGGCAGACGATTCTCCGAATGAACGCGCAGTCGGGAGCGGCGCTAGCCGCCGGCGATAACCAGAAGGCCTCGGTCTTCAACGCCCAGCTCGCGAACAATCTGGCGACGGACGAGTTCACGCTCGAGTACGGGGATAAGATCACGAACCCGGTCCGCGACGACAAGATCAAGCTCACCGGGTCCATCGAGTACCCTCGGCTCGGCGCCAACCTGAACGACCTCATCACCGCGCTCGCGCGCACGCCTCAGAAGATGGCGTCGCTCGTCACCGCTGGGCTCATCGCCGGGGAAACGAGGACGCACTACGCGTTCAACTGCTACTACCCGTCGATCCAGTTCTCGGCCGAGAGCTCGGTGTCGGGGCCCGGGCGCGTGCCGAAGACGCTGAACTACGAGGCGCAGGCGGTCGAGTCGCTCCCGACTGGATTCCCGACGGGGTATCTCGACGCGATCACGATCGAGGTGGTGAACACCACGGCAACAGACCCTCTCGCGTAGCACGGGCTTCCGGCCCTCATTCCGGAGACCGGGCTGCCGGCCCTTATTCCGGCGCTTTTCAACAATCGAAAGAAAGGAGCGCTTGGAGTATGGCTTTTCTCAGCTCATCCCGAACCCTTGGCGAGTGGGTAGGTGTCCACTTCGACAAGGACAGGAACGTCCAGGTCCTCTTCCGACTCAGGAAGATGGATGACGACGCGGCCCAAGACCTGGAGAAGGCACTCGGAAAGTTCGTCAAAGATCCGAGCACCGGAGTCAAGATCCGGGTCGTCCCCGTGAAGAAAAGGCGGCAATACGGATTCCGCGCCCTCTGTTTCATCTGGACGGGAACCAAGAACTGCTGGATCCGCCTCGAGAACCAGAAGGACGTTGAGTTCTATTCGAAGCACCTTGGACGTTCGGACCTGAAGGTCGGCGCCGAGGTATGCGTCGACGGACCGGCCGACCAGGACCACCCGCCTCCAGAGATCAAGAGGGCGATTCTCAAAATGTCGACGGTCACCATGAATCAGATTCGGCAGTACGGGCTCGGCTCCGAGGCCATCGATGAAGTAGAGGAAGGCGACGAGGACGCCGGCGAGGACAGCGAGGACGATGATGAAGCAGGCGATGGAGCTGCCGACTATCCCGAAGACGAGAGGGAGGACGACCTAAAAAAAACATCATCGGCTCCTTCGAGTTCGAGACAACCCTCCCTAACGTCCGGGAGCGTTTGAGCGCGGGCGAGAACCCAAAGCTCGACGAGGGCGAGTACGTTTGCAGTCTATGTCGGGTAACAGGAGGAACGAGGGCGCCATGCCAGCCGGATCATCTGCTGGAATCCTACGAGAAAGAGTTCGGCCGACCCTGTCCTCGCGTCCTCCTGCACCCCGACAACTTCGACGCCTGGCGTCTGCTGAATCTCGGTCTTGGGGAGGACACCCACGGCCTCGCCGCTGCCTTCGGCGCGGGCCTGGCCCACTACCTCGACCGCCAGGAATACCGCCGCGTCTTCGCGCGTGTCCAGGCGGTGCGGTCCGATACGCGCTTCGCGCAACTCCTCGAGGACCACGTGACCAGAACCCGTCCCGAGTCGTCACGCGAGAAGGAACGCGACGACGAGTAAGCGCATGGCCAAAGTAAATCTGGACGTCTCCGTCAAGGGCGCGCGGGAAGGGGCCCGTGACGTCAAGGCCCTGAGCACCGAGTTCCAGAAGGCGGGAAGGGGCGCGACGTCGAATCGGGGCCACTTCAGCTCGCTCGGTCAGTCGATCTCGACGATGGGCGGAAAAGCGGCCGTAGCGGCGAGGAGCATCGGCTCCGTCCAGATCCCCATGAGAGCGATCGGAGTAGCCGCGGGGGTGGTCGCTGCGGGGATTGCTGCGGTCAGCGGCGCTCTCACGGCCGCGGTGATGAGCGTGGTCAGCTTCGCTGGCCCGGTAGAGGACCTGAGCACGAAGACCGCGACCTCGACCGAATGGCTTCAGAAGATGGCGATCGCCGGCGGCCAGGTCGGGGTCAGCATGGAGACGATCGGGAAAGCTGCGATCAAGCTCCAGGCGAACGTCGGGAAAGCGGGCGACGTTTGGAAGGAAGTCACAGACGCCCTGGGAGCGCTCGGCCTCACCATCGGCGAGCTGAAGGCGATGAAGCCGGAGGACCAGTTCGATGCCGTCGCCAGGGCGATCGGCAGTATCGAGAATCCGACGGTCCAGGCTTCCGTCGCGATGGCCCTCTTCGGCCGCGGGGGCGCGGAGCTCCTCCCTCTGATCCGGAGCGAGTTCGAGGCGGTGACGGCCGAAGCCGAGAGGCTCGGGATCATTCTCAGCGACGACGTGATCCAGGCCGCTGACCATACGGGCGATCGCTTCGACATCCTCGGGAAGGCCGTGGGCGCGACGGCGATGCAGATCGGCGGCGCCATCGTCCAGAGCCAGGCGTTCCATTCCGTGCTCGAGCTCCTCATCACCGGCGTCGGGGCCCTGAACCAGTGGGTCATCGCCAACTCGAGCGAGATCCAATCCTGGGTGAACGCCGGGATCCTCTTCGCCCTCGACGCGGTGCAGGGGGCGATTACCGTAGTGGCGCTTTTCGTGACCGGTCTCGGCGTCCTCGGGGACACCGTCCTCGCCGTCCAGCGCGCGTTCATCGACTGGGGGATCGTGCTTCTGAACAATCCGCTCTCGGCACTCATCCCGGGAATCGGTCTCTTCCGGACGCAGCTGCTCGAGGTCGCGGACACCATCGGGCAGAACATCGACCAGGGCCGCGAATTCTTCCAAGGTGTCCAGGAGGTCGGTCACGGGATCGACCAGGCGGGGCAGAAAGTCGGCGACTACCGGGCGAATCTCCTGAACTCCATCGCTTCTGGCGAGCAGTTCCTTTCCACGCAAAGAGAGGCGGTCGGTGTCCTCGGGGATACGGCTGGCGCCCTCGAGCTGACCGAGAAGGAGCTCAAAGAACAGGCAAAGGCGGCTCAGGAGGCGCGGAAGGCCTACCTCGAGCTCCTCGCCGCCGGCGAGCTGCAGTTCGGAAGCCTCATCCAGACAGAGACCGCCGTTCAGAATCTCTCGACGAGCTGGTACGGGGCCCGCGACGCAATCTTCGCAGGCACCGAGGCGACCCATGAGGGGCGAGTCGCCGCTGCGGCCGCGGCCGCGGGCTACCGAGATTCCACGGTGACACTCCATGCGCTCGAGCTCCAGACGTTCGACTGGGGAAACGCGATGGACTCGGTGAACGACGTTCTCTCCGAGGCGCGCGGGCTGATGGACCTTTTCGGGGTGTCGGCCGATTCTACCTTTGGCCGGATCCTCGGTTGGGTCTCGAGAGCATTCGATGCCTTCAATGGTCTGACGGGAATTATCTCCCGCGTGGTCGGTCTCTTCGGTGGCACCGCCGGCGGCGGCGG